TCAATTACCGTTCCTGCGTTTGGTGATAAAGAAGATGAAAGATACTTGGGGGTATTAAGAAAAGGTTCACAAGTGTTTGGTGCGGGTCAAGTATTTGAAAACGTAAATGATATTGATTTTGCTTCACCATTTAATTCTGAAGGATTTCCAAACAGATTAAAGATTCCAAACTTTGATGCCAACAACAACCTTATTAACTATACCATTGTTAAGAGAGAAATAGTTGTAAACGGTGTGACAAAGGTATTTAAGAGAGTTATTACACCAAATGATGTTAGACCTTTCTTTGAATTTTTCTTACCTGAGAAGAATGTATTGGGGGTTACCGCAATTATTGAAAGACAAGGAACAAATTATTCAAACGTTCCATCGGCACCTGAATTTTTGAATCCCATTGGTAAATGGTACGAAGTTGATTCACTTGCCGATGATAGAGTGTTTATTGCCGATATCACAAAGAGGTCCGACCAACCCGGTGTTAAAGTTGGAAAATACATCCAAACACAACAAAGGTTTGTTACTGAATATACTTCAGAAGGATTTATGAAATTAACCTTTGGTGGTGGAACAAATACCGCTGAAGACCAATTAAGACAGTTTACTGCATTGGGGGTTCCAATGAACTTGGCTAAATACCAAAACAATTTTGCGTTAGGTTCAACACCACAACCAAATACCACATTGTTCATTCAATATAGAGTAGGTGGTGGATTGGGAACTAACTTAGGTATCAATACAATCAATACGGTTGGAACAGTTAATTTCTTTGTAAACGGACCAAACGAAACAACTAACACCCAAGTTATTAACTCATTAAGATGTAATAACGTAACTGCTGCAATTGGTGGGGCAGGTTATCCAACAACTGATGAAGTAAGAAACTTTGTGACTTATAACTTCGCATCCCAAAACAGAGCGGTTACAGTTGCCGATTACCAAGCCCTTATACAGAAGATGCCTTCTGAGTTTGGTGCACCTGCAAAAGTTTCAATTATTGAGAACGATAACAAAATTAATGTTCAGATTCTTTCTTATGATACTAATGGTTCATTGACCGAGATTGTTTCAAATACATTGAAACAGAACATTGCTGAGTATCTATCAAACTATAGAATGTTAAATGATTATATTGCTGTTCAAGTTGCCAATGTAATTGATTTAGGTATTGAAATTGAAGCTGTGTTAGACAACACTCAGAATCAGGGTGTGGTTATAGCAAACATTATTGATAGAGTTAGTTTATTGTTTAATCCATTGGATAGAGGTTTAGGTGAGAATGTTTACATTGCCAACATTAATAGAGCAATCCAAAGTGAAAATGGTGTTATCAACGTTGGTAACATTAGATTCTACAATAAAGTTGGTGGACAGTATAGTTCGTCTCAAACATCTCAAACATATGCTAATAATGAGACAAGAGAAATCCAACCAATTGATGGTATTTTATTCGCTCAACCAAGTCAAATTTACCAAGTTAGATTCCCTGAAAAAGATATTGTTGTGTTAGTTAAGAACTATACATCAACAACTATTTCCTGATGATTTATTTTTTTCAGTTTACGTCTATTTTTTCTAAAATAGACCAACAACTATTTATCAGGTAACCCATGAACAAAAATTATAGATTACGAACACAAGTCGGAGTCGACCGAGAAATACAAGTACAATTAGACCAAGATTGGGAATCAATTGAAATTCTTTCACTTAAAATCCTCCAATCGGAAATATACACAAGAATGTGTTCCGACTATGGTGTGGTTGCTGGTCGTGTAGTTGCAAATGGGGGTTATGGGGTTCCAAACGTTAGAGTTTCAGTATTTGTTCCAATCTCAGAGATAGATGAGTTGGACCCGGTGATATCAACACTTTATCCGTATAAACAATACGGTGATAAGAATGAGGATGGTTATAGATATAATTTATTACCTTACGAGGCTAGCCATGGTGGTCATTCACCAACAGGAACATTTCCTTCTTTAGAAGATGTTCTAACAAATCAAACTGTATTAGAAGTTTACGAAAAATATTACAAGTACACAGTAAAAACAAATGAGTCGGGTGACTATATGATTTTTGGTGCTCCGTTGGGAAACCAAACTATCGTAATGGACATGGACTTATCTGATATTGGTCCTTTCTCGTTGAGTCCACAAGATTTAATTAGAATGGGTAGAGCGACAACTGACCAAATAAGTGGTACTAAATTTAAAACATCTAGCGATTTGGAAGACCTACCACAGATTGTTTCTTACAATGAAAACATAAGTGTAAGTCCGTTTTGGGGAGATGAATCCATTTGTCAGATTAGAATTGAAAGAGTTGATTTTGACTTGAGACAATTAGGTATTGAAATCACACCAACATCAACATTTATGGGTTCTCTAATCTCAGGAGATGATGAAGACCCATTAAAACAAAATTGTAGACCAAGTTTAGATGGTGGTGATTTATGTAGTTTAGTAACAGGTCCGGGTCAAATCATTGCGATTAGACAAACACCGATATTAGATGAATATGACCGACCTTTTCTTGAACAGTACCGATTAGATAACGATGGTAATGTTATTGATGAAAACGGTGTTTGGATGTTGGAAGTACCAATGAACTTGGATTACTTGGTTACAAATGAATTTGGAGAACAAATTATAAGCCCTGACCCAACAATTGGGATACCAACATCGGGTAAATACAGATTCAAAATTAAGTGGAAACAATCTAATGAATTGGGTGGAGATGTTAGACGAGGATATTTCTTAGTTCCAAACGTAAGAGAACATGGATGGACAGTATCTACTACGGACCCGTTAATTAATTTACCAAGTACGGACCCAAATTACATAAGTGCTAAAGCAAGTTATTATTTTGGTGTTGATTGGACAGGATATACAACGGGTACAACCGTAACTATAGACCAAAGAATAACCGATGCAATAAATTGCGTAGACACGTTTTACAAGTTTGAATATAATAAAGTCTACACAACAGCACAACACATCGACCAATTCTCAAGAGGAATTATTAGGTCAAGATTTTTAGGAATCAAAGACATTACCGACAGTAGTTGTACGACTGAGAACAACAAATTTCCAACTACAGATGCGGTTATGAGTAGTGACATAGTCTATTTCTTAGTGTCAGTCTTATTGTCAATTTTGTTCATCCCATTATTAAGTGTGGTGTATGCTGCTCATATATTGGCATTAATATTTCCGATAGTTAAATTTTTAATAGCTTTTGTATTTGGAACATTGGCGGGAATATTAAATTTAATAATTTCGTTTATTAACGTATTTGGGGCTGACCTTGGTTATTTGTCACCTTCAGATGTGTTTAACAGTATTTTGGGTATTGACAATCCATTTGTAAGTATACCACTTCCTATGTTGTCTTATCCTGATTGTAATGCGTGTTCTTGTGAAACTGAAAGTTTAGGTGAAGGTGAGTTAGGTGCCGCTGCCATGAAGGCTTATGAAGAAGATTCACCATCTTGTTCCGCATCGTTCTTTAACTACACAAACTATACAATACAAAATGATGACAGTAAAAAGGCTTTAGCGGGTCTTGGTTCTCCTGATGTATTAGAAAGAGTTTTGAGAAAACGAACACCAATATTTGCTAATGTCACTGCGGTAAACACAATATCAAATGCGGTGGGCGCTTTACCTATATGGGAAAGAGCCAACTTGTTTAATTTAAAATCAAAGTATTTTGATACTGATGTTACAGGTGGTGTTAACAGAATTAAAGTTATTGTTGAACCAACTTTAAACATTGCAAACCCAAATGCATTTCACTATGACAATGTTGTGATTTATTTGGTGGATTCAAATTGTTTAAAGGATTTTACTAAAGGTAAGTTATTAACATTTAATAGTTTATATACAAGTAAAGACCCAAACCCAGTACAACCACAAACAGGAACAACAATTGTTGGTATTACAGGAACGACATCATCAACAAATCAACTCAACGTAACCTATGCCGACCCAACTGGAATTTCAAGACCAAATAAATCTGTGACCTATGCGGTTTCAGCAATAACACCATCGGTAGATACAAGATATAAATTCCCAACAGACTTTGAATATTTTCAAGTTATTACAGGAATGACCGTTTCTCAATTTACTGCGAATACAAATAATAGTTCACCTATAATTTACAATTACACAAAAAGAGTTTTACAATCTAATCAAGGTAATTTTACGTACCAAGATAATTACGATGGGTTTAGTGGTTTGGGTGTTGTTGTTTTAGTTAGAGGTGTTGACCCAAATAGTGGTAAAAATCAAAAAATTAGATACAACCTTTCTCGTATATTTGGATATAATTCATACCTTTCTCAGTTTGATGTTGAAGGTAATTTTTATTTAAACGTTCCAATACAAAGTG